CAACACCAAAGTCTTTAAAATCTTCAGAAGTGTCCGTAGCAAAGTTATAGCTACAAGTTTCTCCATCATGGGAGCTATTGAGGAAAACGAAAGATTCATCACCTACTCCTAAACCTCTTTGTATTTGCCTACTACCACTATTCTGTTGAGGATAGAAAGCATTTAGACGTAAGTCCATAACTAAGATGTTATCGTCTGTTGTACTAACAAACCATATCTGTTTTTCTTTCCCTCTATATTCTACTGTAGCTTTCTTACCTTGTAGATTATCTAAATACCATGAACGTATAGTGGTTTCTGATATATCATTCACTTCTATAAAGTTAAGCTCTGTAGCAGCTAATACGTGTATCCCTGTAGTAGAGAGGAAATACACATAACTTTCAGCCTGTACAATACCATCTACATTATCTAATACACGTTCACTAATTTTACTTACATTAAAATTATTAGCTGAAAAACCGCCATCAGGTCCGAATACATACCATACCCCATTCTCTGCAAATACAAGAATACCCCCCCTATAAGGGAAGATTCTAAATATATTTACAGCTTCATCAATCTCAATTCTACCACCATCTGTAGCAATCAAATCAGGATTGTCATCACTTGTAGGGTCATTAATCTGATAGCAAAAACCAGCACCTCTAGGAACCACTAACACTTGAGAATAATAAACAAAGTTATTAACCCCATAGAAGATTCTACCAAAGGCTGCTGTAGAGCATACAGGTTGATTTAATGTTGGATTCTCAATAGGCATTATACTGTAATACTCCCTATAGAGGTTAAGCTACTGCTAACCGTACCATCACTAGCCTTATTAGTAAGCTTAGTGTTTCTATCAAAGTCATTTAAAGGATATACATAGTGGCCTCTAGGAGCCTCTGTACTACCTATAGCTACCTGTACTAATGTTTTCTTCTGAAATACTTCATTCCCATCCCCATCAGTGCTAATTCCTAATAAAGCAATATCCGCATTACTTGGATATTCATTTGTACTATTAAAGTTGTCATTAAAGAAGTCTGTTACAGGGTCACCAGATGTATCATTACGGTTAGACTCTAATCGTCTAGTAGCATACCATCCCGCATTATATAAATTGTACTCATGTTCATCAGACAATGTTGTAGGTCTTTCACCTACCTCTAACCCATCATCTACTAATTCAAAGTCTCTAATGTAAATCCCAATAGTGTAAAATGTAATAGTAGTGTCTACTTTTTCTACTAGGATAGGGCTAATACTATTCGTCCCATCACTCCCTGTGATAATTAACTCACCTCTCACTTCATCTACACTAATTGTAGTAAGTTCTAAAGAGGCAATTTGAAACTCTCCTAAGTATGTAAAACTACTATCATTAGAATGTACCCTTAACCAAGTCTCATTGGCTCCTGAGAAAGAGATAATCGCTACATAGAGGGAATGTTCAGCCCAATAAAAAGTTTCCAATAAACGGCTTCCAGTAGCCCCTACAACTGTCTTAGTAAAATCACTATTAGCATTGGTGAATCCCTTTCTTCTTTTACGAATACCTCCATCAGTTTCCAATAAAAAATTAAGCTCGTCGAAGGTAGACCCTTCTGGAGCATTCAAAGGAGAAGCTTCTGTAATTAGTCCCTGTGTCATAGGACTATAAGCTTTTTCACCCCTAGCTCTCATTACTCTTTATCCCCTTGGGCTAATAGTTTTTCTTTAATGATTTTCTTTCTAGCATTAAGGTTGGTGGTGTCAGGAGTTGAGAAGTTGTATTTAGTACAGAATTCTTTTAAGTCTGTGTTAGTTTTACACTCTGCCAACTCTTCCAATCTACTAGGCTTCCCTTTCTCTCTTTCTAGTTTAGCAAGATAATTTGTCATAGCCACTTGAGCTTCTATGATACTAGTAAACATACCATCAATCATACGAGGTTGTTTACCACTACCATGCCATCTATAACCTAGTTCACCATCCTTCATGTAAAGTTTGTATTCCTTACCCTCATTAGTCGTAATTACATCTTGTATATCCACTTGATACTCCTTTTCTACCTTTTGATTGTTTAGCTCTAATACCACCAGCAACACGCTTATCCTGTTGCATCTTAATTCTCGTTCTACGCGCTCTCTGTGCTACTACAGGGTCACGTTCTTCACGTAATGCACTTCTTGCTTCATCTTCTACATTATCTCTATATAACTGTGTCATAGACTCAGGAAGAGGAATTACAAAGTCATCTTGTTGTAGAAAACTAGGAAGCTCTGTAGCTACCATCTTAGTTTTAGAAGCTTGTAAACTACTATCATAGTCTTTATGATAACTATCACATACAATGTACTTCCCATCAAAAGAAGTAAAGTATGAAGGAAACTGATTATTAACTACAGCCATTTGTGTACCATCATAACCCTTTACAGTAATAACGTTAGTGTTATCTGTAGTTACTTGTCTTTGATTTACTAAGTCCATAAAGTCTAAAGGTGTTAGGTATTCTACCTTCTTATAGCTTAATGTAGCTGTAGTGTCTCCAATCTTAGCAGCATTATACCAAAGCTTACTTTCTTGGATACGCTGAATGTTCTCAGGAATAAGGAGATAGTTAGGCTTAGACGTATCAGAAACAGCATCTAAGTTAACATCCTTCTGAAAAGTAAGAAGGTTACGATATTCCTCCGCTAAAGAATAGAACACTTCTTCAGCTATTAATGCTACTTGTTGACTTTCATCTGTCTCAAAAATACTATTAACATAAAAGCCATCTGTTCTATTTAGATAACTTTGTACAACACCTAAAAGTGTATATGCCATTACTTATTCTCCACTATGCTTTAAAATAGGCACTCTAAGAATGCCTATACGTAAAACACCCTATTAAAGGTAATCAACAGTGATAGATGCTACACCAGCAGTAGCAGTACCCGCTAGAGTAACTACTACTTGACCATCAGCAGCACCAGTAGAAGCACCTACTAATGCACCAGCACCTACAGAGTAAGAGCCAGCAGTTAGAGTTGTTTCTGCTGCAATCAAGCCATCATTATCAATCTCAGTGCCATCTGCTTGCTGTAAACCAGCAGACAAAGAAGTAGCACCAGTGAAAGCTTCGCTAACTTTAAGCTCCACTCCACGAATACCACTATTAGCAGGAATGATAAGTTGACGAGTACCAGTAGAATCTACTGGAGCAGGAAGGTCATCATATGAGAAAACATATTCAGCTACCTTACCGCCGTCCATTGATGCACCAACTACTTCACCACCTTTAGATGAAGTGTAATTAGTAACGTTGTAAGTGTTTAAAGGTTGTGCACTCATTATTTTAATCTCCTATAATTAAGCTAAAGCTTCTTTAGCAATGATAATACCTAGAGACTCAGCACGTTGTAGACCGAAGCCATAACGAGCAGTAGCACTCCATTCATCACGTTTCATACTACCATTACGCTCCATTTCAGCTTTAACTGATTGACGCATAACACCATGTACAGGCATATCATCAGCAGAAGCCATAGACATTGCAACACACGCAACACCATTAGTAACAGTTACAGAGTTAATAGTTTCTGAAGCAATTTTTGGTAGGTGGTGTGAGATAGCAATGTTAAAGCCCATAATGTTAGTACGGAAGTTCAAACGGTCACCAAAACCAGTGTTAACAATACCAGAAAAGTCATTGTTAAATTGTACTGGAGAAGTGTACTCATAAAGTGCATTCAATTGAGCTTCTACTAGCGGGTCAATGAAAAGAACACGATTCTGTTCAGGAACCAAAGCCTTATCAAAAGCAGCTTTAAGCTGAATGATATCACCGATAGTAATAACTTGGTTAGTACCAGAAGCTACAAAGCGGTGAGGCTGAAGATTAATTGCGTTCAAGTCACCAGCAGTTTGACCTTCATTACACGTTTTGAAAACATCAGTTTCCATACGGCGTTCAAATGCAATACCAGACTTACGAACGTTCTCAGACCAAAAAGCTTCCGCTTGATGTGAGTCTTGAGCTAGTTTGTCAGTGATATAGAATCCGTCTTGTAGGTACGTGTCAACAGAAAGTTGTACACGAGAAGTAGCCATTTTAGAAAAATCTACAGGCTGGTCTTCTGTGTAATCACTTACAGCACGGTCACCAGTTTTAGTAACTTCTAGTGTATCACCATCAGGAAATGCACCAGTACGGTCATTGAAAAGTAAACGACCAACCAACCAGTCGTCATACGCTTTTAGAAGTGATTCTTCATACACTTCTTGACGAATAATATTCGCCTGTTCACCAGAAATATAAGCCATTGTCTTATCCTCGTTTTATGTTTTTATTAAAAAAGTTTTTGATTAATACCACGCTCTTTCGCTTTAGCATTCAACCTATCAACCATTTGATTAGTTGCATCCTTAGCAAAGAAAGCAGGTTTTGTAGAAACAGGTGTAGCATTGTTATGTGGAGGAACATTACCTCCTGAAGGTGGTGCTACAGATGTTGCTGTTTGTTTATCAAGTTCAAAAAGTTTCTTGAACATTGTTGGATTAGTACGAGCCGTATTAATAATATCACTATCTGACATATTAAAAGCTTGTGCTTTCTCCCTTAGCTTTGATTCAAAATCATTGCCAAACACACTTTTAGCCGCATCAATACTCTCTGATTGATTCTTGTTATAAACTGTTTCTTTCTCCGAAGCTGACAGTCTTCCCATAATCTTTTCAGTTAGTTGGGCTTCAAGTTGTTCTAAATCCAACTGAGGGGTTGTCTCAGTGGTTTGCTGTTGACTAGGTTGTTGAGTCATTTGAGTAGTGTCCTGTTGTTTAAATTTTTCTAGTGCTTCCTCAAGCTTTAGGCTTTGGTTTACCTTAGCTTCTAACTCTTGAACTTTCGCCTCTAGCGATTGTTTCTCTTGGACAGTGTTTTTAATAAAGTCCTGAGAATGTTGCCAAGATTGTTGAGCTTCTTCAACCGTGTTGAATAGTCTCTCCTTACCTTGACTATCTGTGCCACTGAATAATGGCTTATGTTCTTCCTGAACTAATGGCTGGTTGCCTTCCAAATTACTTTTTACATCTTGGTTAGATGACATAACTTTGTTTCCTATTTTTTCTTTTTAATTCGAGTTTTAGTTTTAGGTGCAACTTTTTTAGCCCTTTTAGCTGCCCTTTCAATAATTTTCTGTTTATTCCGAATATCTTTTGCTTCCTGCCGCTCTTTTGATGCTTGTTGAGGATTACCTGACCGACTATGTATTGTAGTAAAACCTCCTTCTAAATCCTTATCTAAACCTTCCGTGTATCTTTTAAATCCTACACGTGAATTTTTCTTCCTATCTTTTGTAGAATTTAACTTTTTCTTAGCTGCTGCTTTTTGTTTTTCATAAGCCATTTTATTTTATCCTCTTATTTAGATTTACGTTTAACTGGTTTCTTTTTCATTGGCATAGGTTTTTTATAACTTTTCATATTCTCACCATTTTACGCGATTACTCCAATACGCTGCCGACATCTTACCTTTAGCTATATTTTTAGCGTGTCTTGCTTTAAAACTCTTTTGTCTAGCTGTAGCTTTCTTATCGCCTTTAACCCCTTGTTGACCAAAACGAATTGTTTTAACCTTGTCACCTTCCTTAGCTACTACAACATGAGACTTAGTAGGGTGGTTTGGTGTACGTTTAGGTTTGTTATAACCACTAACACCAGCCCTTTCTAATCTACTATCTTTCTTTTTCTTCTCAGCCATATTACTTACCTATTTGCTTTAAGAGTTTACGTAGTATTTGCCTTACACCTTTATGATAGGAATTAAATTCTTTCTTCTGAAACCATGATACAAAGTCAAACTTCTTATCACTCGTTTCTTGATTAACCCCTATTTCATATTCTAAATACTCTACAAATAACTCCGTCACTTCATTATGTTTCCAAGTTCTGTAACGTGTTAAGAGTTCATCCTTCTCTTGTTTAGTTTTCAATACACTAAACTGTTTAGTTAGAAAAGGTGGTATTTTATGTTCAGCCATTATAACTCTTCACCTAGTTCTAACTCTGCCATGCTAGGCTGGCTTCTATCCATCATAAAGTCTTCTTCTGCTCTAGCAGTAATCTTTTGCTGTTCTAGTTGTTCTTCTGTAGCTGCAAACTTACCGAAGATATCGAAGTCTGATAGTCCGTATAAGAAGTTAACAGCTTGTGTTAATTGCCAAGAGTTCATATGTGGAGCTACTAATTGTCCTAATTGACTTTGTGACAACTGCTGAATACCCGCTTGTTGTTGTAGCTGTCTTTCAAAACGTCTAGCACCATAAGGAACCAACTTACCATTACTCTTTAAATCATCTTCTGTAACTTGTAGAGTAGTGAAAATACCCTCTTCATCTTCTTCTAACACTTTAATAACTGAAGTAAAGTTCTCTTTAGCTATCTCAATTTCAGCAGTGATAAGAGGCTCTAAGAACTCTTGTTCAAACTGTTCAGCACTATTAATAAAACTTCTAAATGCACCTTCATTAAGGTTTTGTACTTCAAATGCTGTCTTTTCACCAGCAGTTCTAAATCCACTAATCTGTGGAGGTAGACCACTAGCTCTACGTGCTAAGTCTAAATGTAATGCTATTTCATTGTTATAAGACAACACAGTAGAGTCTGGAGTGATATCTGATACACTACCACCTTCAGGTACTAGGTATTTAGTTTGACCTGTTACATCGTCGTATATCTCTTCTACATCACCTACATACAATCTATCAGGATGTGCAAATCTATCAATAGCATCGTTCTTAGCATTCTCCCTATGGTTAATCATGTAGTTAATCCCCACTACATTATCTAATGCTCCTCCCCACAAGTTGTCAGGTCGTTGTTTAAAACTTCCTTTGAAGACTCTAACACCCGTTTCTTCTTTATCAAATATAAGACAATCCCTATCAACAATAGCAATGCACCGATTCTTATAAACAGTTTTGGAATTAACATCGTATACATCACCGTAATAGGTTAACACTTCAATAAAGTCTGACATTAAATATTGTTCAATACTGCCAAAGCCATCAGGGATATACTGTGCTTCTTTACGTCTATTAGAGTAGTCATTTCTACCACCACTAGAACGTCTGTCTAACACACCTTCCATTTTAGCCATATCAATATTCAAGTCTGAAGGTAGGCTATCAATCCACCCTTTAAACTCACCTAAGCTCATTAGACTTCTTATGATTTTACCAGTGTTATAAAAGCTATTAGCAGTAGGGTTAAATACAATATCAAAAGGGCTAATACGCTCAATACACGCCCCAGCGTATCCACTAACAGGGACACCTTTCTCATCAGTAGTTGTAGAGTCTTTGTAATATACTTTAGCAAAACAGTTTCCATATCTATGATAGTCATCAATAACCTTACGCATAGTAGGTCTGAAGTCATTAACTCTATGAATATGTTTAATGTAAGAAAGTACTTTCTCTCTCTTAGTTTTAGTTACAGACTCAATATCATAACCTTGCCATCCCAACCAATCTTCATGTGGGAGAATAGTGCTATACATAATAGCATTAAGGTCGTTGTGAATTTCACTTACAACAGGAATCATAGTGTTATGGTCAGTACCAGTGTTTAATGTACTGTTAGTGTCCGTACCATGAATATACTTATCAATCTCACTCCACAAGCTTCCTGCTGGCTCTTTATAAGAATTCCATTCAAACCACTTCATACTAACTGTAGAAGCTACATTTGCTACTTCACTATAATTTTCTATTGTAAGAGTCTGCATTACGCTCTACGCCTTCTATTTAAAAATCTGTTCTGTGCTTTAACAACTTGACCACTGTTCACTTTGTTAGTTGTTATTCTCGGTTTTGTATTACGCTTACTTGTACTCACAGCAATAAATAAGCTATCTTTTAAGTCATCTGTGGATGGTCTTGATAGTCTTAACTCTTCCTCTAAAATACGAGATAAACCGCCCTTAAAGTGAAACACACTACCATTCCTGTACAATGGTTCTAATATCTCTTCTATACGTTCTTCTTTATTACGTGTAGAAGGTTTAGCTTCAATGATTAAGTTGGCTGTCTGTCTCCTCATTTCATCTTGAATGAAGTTGGCTATAACCTTACCACCAGCATTACTTTCTATTGTAGCTTTAGGGAATCCCCAATACTCCCACAATTCAAACAAGTTCTGATAGTATACTTCTGCTTTATCTGTTTGAAATCTTCTTTGTTCCAATACATACAAATAACCATCTGTATCCCACCCAATTACACTGATAGCTGTGTAATCTCGTTTAATCTTTCTTATTCCTGTAGACTCTGAGAATGCTAAGTCAACACCACAATGAAGAGACAACACTTTTTCACCATACTTCCACTTACCATTTTCTTGTTCTAAGAACTTAGGGTTGGCATATTGAAAGTGTTCTCTACTAACTCTATCAGTACCTACAGCGTTAGGGTCGTTATAATACTGAGCAAAGTATAGCTCTAAGTTCATAGCATGAGAACGTTTCTTACTTAACTCTGTAGCATTAAATCCATACCAATTACCATTAGGCATCTTCTACCTAGGCCATATGTAGTTCCCACTACCATCCCTAGACTTACTATCTTCTACTACTCTTTCAAAAAACTTCCACAATGGTCTTGTTTCTACTATTTCACCATCATCGTTATAAACGTCATAAGTTTTTTCTTTTAATGTAGCGTATAAGTCATTATCCCCATATCTAGTACCTACTGCCCACATTAAACTACCAGTGGTAGCAATACTACTGAAGGATTGATAGGTTTCCCTTATTTCCTCACGCTCTGAGGGACTTTTATAGTTTTCATTAGTAACTAAATCATCAAACACACAAAGTTTGAAGTGTGCCCCTGTATTGGTACTTTTAGCACTTGTAGCCCATATAGTAGGGTCTTTTTCACTTTCTGGTCTATCAGGGTGGTCTACACTAATTTCTGTCTTAGTCCAAGCCCCTTTAGGTTTATGTTCATAGTCCTTTGTACGAGTGTTGTATTCATACCTAAGCATGTTAGGCCAAAACTCTCTATGCATTTCACTTTTAAATATATTTTTGATAACCGTCAATTGTCTTTCCGACAGAGTAGGGTTAGCAGAAACATACGCAATTGTGAACCACGGGTGTTTAGTCACCACCCAACTAACAGCTACAGCAATACAAAAACTCTTTTGATGGTCACGGGGAATTAAAGCTCCTGCATTATCACCATCACCACTTTCTAAAGCATCCTCTAATGACTTCTGAAAGTAATTAAAAAAGTCCCTATGAACATCACCAAAGTATCTATTAGGAAACATAGCTTGGGCATACACCCATAAGCTGTTCTCCATAGCTTCCTTAGCTTGTATCTGTTCTTTACTTAGTGTCATACGTTATCTTTAATATATGCCCATATAATTGCAAGCAGAGCTACTACAGGGAGTAGAAATTTATTTACCACAAATTTCACTATTCCCCAGTTGTTCTCACCTTTCCCTCGGTACTTCTCTAATTCAGCTAATCGCTTTTTTATTTCAGTAAGCTCCTTGGGGATTTCTAATACACTAGAGATATTCTTATCTAATGTATGAAAGTCCTCCTTCAACTGGTCAATTTTAATGTTTTGCTTATCATCCACTTCCCTTTGAAGTCTAGCATCCTCTTCTAACTTCTCTTGCACTACTCCAATACGTTCCATTGTAACAGCCATGTGTTGCATATGTTCTGCAAACGTAGCTAGAGTACTTTCCATTTTATCCTGTCTTTCGTTAGAAGCTTTTATTTCCCCTAATAGTGCTTTCTGAAAGTCATCCATTTCCATTTTCTACCAATTGTAATATCTTACTACTATTAGATTGTTTAGGTTGTTGTGGCTTTGTCTTAACAGTCCTACCTACGGGTTTCTTATCTTTATTATTCTCAATAATAGCTTTAGCTGCTGCTACATTTCCTTCACCTACCTGTTCCATTAAAGTACGTTTAGCAATACTTTCATCCCTAGCCTTCATATCCTTACGCCATTCTAATAACCCATCTAAACGACTTCCGTGTCCACTAGGATATTCATAACCTTCCATAAACCAATTACAATCTAACAACTTCTTCCAATGAGCCTTACTCCCTAGAGTCTTCATAGCACAATCATGTTCATCTACACTTTCCATAAAAATTTGATAGAGAGAAACGTATTCTTTACCACTTTTAGCGATATGATTTTCAGGTCTTAATGTATAAAAAGCATCTTTATTGTTGTATTCGTAAAATAAACCTTTAGTGAGATACTTACCGTTATCTGCTCTTAAAGTTATAGAATGTTCTTTATAATTAAAATTGGAATAGTCCATTATTCTTCCTGAAGTTCTCTTCTAATTCTTATAAAATTATTAGCTGTTGGTGTTATATCAATAGCCTTACTTCCTACACTCCCTTGTGTAGCTCTAATAGTATAACTTCTTGTTGTTCCTGTTTGTCCCACTTCTTCTGTAAAATCAAATTGAAAAGTTTCTGTAGCTATACCTGCCGCAGTGAGTGTAACAGTTTTTAAAATACTAGCTGTATCAAATTCGTACAGATTGAAAACTACCGTAGCCCCTGCATCCATGTTTTCTAAAGTTATAGCTCCTTCAAAATTAGCAAGAGTTGGATAAGGGATAGTCCATCTTCCGTTAGAACTGTCAAGGCAATCCTGAGCATCAGAAATAATATTATCCCAAACAATATCCGAAACAGAGTTGAATAACGACTGAGCAGCAGTTTTATTAGCTAAAGAGTAAGGCTTATCCTTAAACCCATCGTATCTAACTTGTCCTGCAAAATCGAAGTTATCCCAATTCGTTCTGTTTATCCCCACTGAACCCCAATCGGTGTTAATTCCTGAAACTTTAAAAGCTGTACAAGGGTTATTACCTGAAGTAGCCCTAATAGTAGTACCTTCAATATTAATATTACGAAGAGTGTACGTATCAGCGTTAAACTCTACCATTGTTTGAGATTGGAACGTGTCGTTATTGTAGATTTGGGAGTTAATAGAGTACAAATTGGATATACCATCACAGTACAATCCCCAGCCTACAGTATTTTCAGAAGTAAAGCCATCCAATAAGACAGACTGACCTAAACCACTCTCCCCTTTAAGATACAATGCTACGTTTTGACAACCATTAGCTGCTGCACATTGTTTAATGTTAAGAATTTGACCTTTCCAAATCATAGCCCCAGATGTAGGAGGTGTAGCACCCCCATCATTGGTTCCACAAACTTGAAAGAAAACATGTTCTAAATTAGTATAGCTTCCTTCATTTCTTCCTGCGCTGCCGTCAGCCTTAATACCCCACTGAGCCGCATTTTCAATCCAGCCTGAACGGATATTAACCATGTTCCAGCCATCATCAACTTCTGTACCGTTCTGCATTAGAATACCGATGTCAATATCTTTAATGTAAAATCGCTCTATATTGACTTCATAAGCGTTAATTAATCTAATACCAATACTATTAGCTGGTGATGTAGTGGTTATGATACTAAAATCTGTTAAAAATGAACCCCAACTAGCTGCATAAGAGCCAGAAGGGACTGGACCATCTATAACAAACAAGGCTTCATTAGCTATTTGATTGTCAAAGATAGTGTTAAGAGAACTTTCTCCACGTATCTTAATACCTGAACTAAAGATACCTTGAACTTCAGGAGAGGTTACATTAATACTTGATTGGAATACATAAGTTCCGTTAGGGACAAACAAAACCCTACCTGCTAATCTAGCTAAAGCGTTTGTCATATTACTTGACTGGTCATTTCCATCAGGTAGAATTCCAAACCAAGCAGCATTTACTGTATCATTTAATTGTAGTTCCCACACTCTGCCATTTGAAGCTGTTACATCCCCAAATAAAGCTGCATATCCATCTGCTGCTAATTTAAAAACAGCATTAGCATATCCTGTAACTACAGCCATTTTACCCGTAGTTGTTTCTGAAATACTGACAAGCTCTGCTGTGCTGGAAACAATAACCCAAAATTTATTAACTGTGGAAACATCTGAGATATCGTCCGCATCTAAGACGACATCCCCTACTTCCCCATTTACACTTGAAACAACATCTTCAGGAAGGTTTTGCCAAGAAGCGACTTCACCGTCAGTTCCTAAAAACTTTCCTGAATTCCCTGTTTGGTCAGGTAATCCTGTTGAAACAACATCTTGGATATCTTTTAGTCTAGCAGCATCATTAGAATCTACAGGTACAGGAAGATTAATGATTCTATTAGAATTCATATCTATAACAGCTTCCATCTGATTGGACTCCCCTTCAGCGGGTCGCCTATCCAATTGGTCAGCTATGGATTCTGCTACCTTTTCTAACTCTGCATTTATAGGGGCTAAATCCCCTGTTAAAGTGTTAGGAGTATAATTGCTCATTTTTAACCTATCTTTGTAAATTCTAAAATTGCAGAAGGGTTATTACCATCACTTGTATCAATATCCGTATCTGCACTAGCATAAACTTCTAACCCGATAATATCTTCATTATTAATTTCAAAAGTTCCAGAAAGTGTATTGTGTGTTGTTAAGACACCTGAAGAACTTGTACCATCATCGCTTCTATCTGTATCACTTGAAGAGTACAAAGGGGTAAATGAACTATTATCTGAAACTAAACGTGTTGTTGTTCTTAATGACGTTACAGCACTTGCACCTGAATCATGTAAAAAAGAAGCTTGAGCCTTAAATGTGTATTTACCTCTAGGAAGTGTAACCTTACCTGTAACTAAATCTGTAGAACAATACTCAATGTCATTTTTTACTTCTGAACTAAAAGTAATATCTCTCCAACCTGAAGCTGTGAAGTTTTGTGTTCCTGAAGTACGTAACACTTCTACAGAATTTAAAGGAGCACCGTAAAGCCAATCATGTTTAATTAGCTGACTATTAGTTGTACTCGTAACAGAAGCATTTAAAGCTGGACGTACCGTAAGCGTATACGCACCTGCACTACCACTAACTGCTCGTATTTCATGGAAGTACGTTTCTGAACTTCCACTGTTGTTGAAACTAATCCAATCTCCTAGATTTGGAACTTGGGCACTTGGAATAGCAGAAGTAGTGACAGTGTTTGTACTCACAGTACCAGAGTCAATTGTAACTGCTTGACTAGAGATAATTTGTTTTAATGTTCTGTCTCTACTAAATTCAACTACACTCCTTTCAGGTGGATTATACATAAACGCCCCTCGGTAGTTAAGAGGGGAAGTATCTCCTACACTTGGGTCAGAGCGTAACCCTACTAGTTTATAATGATAATCGCCTTCCCCACCTACATCCGTAGCTTCATTACCTCCGTATTCAATAACACAATTAGAATCATCTATATAAAAAGTAATAATAGGAATGTCATTATCTGTTTTATTATCAGGGTTAATATTAAAAGCCATCCAATCTTCAATATCAATAATCCCCGAATCAGTAATATCCTGTCCTATTAATACTGCACTCCCAAACAATTTACCTTGTTGAAAGTTGCTGATTGTCGGCTTGTTAGTGATACCCGTAGCTACTTTATTAAATCTAGCGTTATTCCAAAAAATATCATTACCGCTAAATAACAGTCTGTTATTAATAATTGTGTTTTCCCAAACACCGTTGAACACACTAGCTTCTATTTCTAGGAATTCATTGGTATCGCTAAGTTTTACACTATCACTAACCCTAGCGGTGTAATTAGTAGATTGACCAGCTACACATATGTAGTTCTTACCTGTACTTGTGTTATTCAGGATTTGATTACGTTTAACATCTGCTGTAATGAAATCATTAGGGGCTGCTGCAATAGTTTGTTGCAAACCACCTGTATCTGGATAGTTATCTTTAACTAAACTATTTCTTATGTTGTACTCTCTAACGCCTTGGAAAAAGAAAGTATTAATACCTCCAGAGAAACGTACTTCACAATTATCAACTACAATAGACTCTATATTTGTAGTACCCCCTGCTGAACGTATATCAACTGGAGTACCATCCACTAAGCAATTCTCAAACAGGACTTTATCCTGATTAAAAGTTATACCCGATACAATAAAGTTACTTCCATCGAATGTAGTTCCCCATATAGCTCTTGTGAATGCTTTAAATTCAGAATTAATAGCTGTGAGCTTGCCTACTTCAACTTTTTGCGCTGTACCACTAGGACTTATTTGTTCATCAAAGAATGATAAGAAATTGAGAGAATTGCTGTAATTATAAATCTGATTAGGAGTGTAATCATCCGTACTGGACGTACCATCAAAAGTACTGTTTTCTAAATACGTATTAGGGATATACATTGTACTCCCTGTAGCAAATCCAAATAATATGGAATCCCTTGTTCCGTTATAAAACTCAGAATTCCTAATCCCTAAATAACCCCTCTTAGTGTTATTAGCCCATACAATGTTTTGCTTACCGATATCTCTAGGACTAGCACAGAAACAATTATCAAACAAAACAGCACTACATTGGAATTTGAAAGCATCCAGTACAATACTGTTGAATTTGTTATTACTTAAAAGAATCTGAGCTTGTTCTGTTGTGTCCTCTAGGTCAATGTAATAAGCATTACTACAATTCTGGAAAACCATATTTTGTATTAAATACTTACCACTTCCTTGGAACTTAATAGTGCTTTTATCAAACCTAGCATTGAACAGTCGTGTGTTCTCCGCAAGGATGTTTGTGGTAGCTCCGTCTGTTCCTGAAGTAGAGCTAACAGCATTTGCCATAGTGTAAGTATTACTGGAGATGTTTGAAAGCGTATTCAATACACCACCGGGAAGCTGTGAAATACTTGTACTATTAGGGAGATAGCCATTACTCCAAGAGCATGAGATATGGTCTCCTACTTCAAACGCAGAAGGATTATCCACTGCAAAAGATGTAGGAGAAGAAGATGTAGCAGATGTAATAAAGGTTTCTTTCAGACCTCCATCAATAACACCGTTAATAATACTGAAGTTATCTTTTTGAATAGTTATCTGAGCGTTATTACTTAACGTTATTGTACTACCTTGTAAATCCCAAACTCTTGCTACAGCATTTGAATCAATAACAACATCGTTTTCTATTACTAAAGATGTACCCCCGAATAATAAAGTTTCTACAGCATCACTAGCAGCTTCTAAATCTTGTGCTGTAGTAGGAGTAGTTCCGACATAAGCATCAATGTTATCAATACTAGAAACAGTAATAGTAGCAGTTGTGGAGTCTAACTGTCTTTTAGTGACAGCATCGGAAGGGTTTTCTCCATCAGCTAAATTAATAATTCTGTTGGAGTTCATATCCAACTCAACTTCCATTTGATTAGCTTGAGATAAGTCAGGAGACCTATCTACTTTATCTGCTATGGAATTCGCTATCTTTTCTAATTCAGCATTAATTTCTGAAATTGTAGATATATTACCTGTAGGTGTATAATTCGACATTACACATTTCTCTCTTTAATGCTTAATCTGATATTTAATGTACTTGCTGTAGCTGAAACTGTTACTGTTTCCGTAGCTGAAAGGAATTGACCCTCTATCTCTGGAAGGATTTGACCATCTGTAGCAATATTCTTAGTTGAGATGTATTCTACTCCACCAATTTTTAAATTACTAATACTTTCTGAAACCCCACCTGTATTTCCCATAATAGCTGCACTAATTATGGCTACAGTATCCGCAGGGCAAGTATACACCACTACATCTGTACCGTTAATGGAAGTTTGTTCTGCTGTCGTATAAGTGATAGTCATTATCTATTTCCTGTGTGAAATGGTTCTCTCATTTCAAACGTAATATCATCTAAGTTCTGATTTGTAGTGTTCTGGTTTTGTTGTTGAACGTTATAGTTGTAACGGCTTCTATCTTTAGGATACGTTTCTAAGTCTTCCACTCTTTCTTGTAAATCTACATTTTCACTGTTAAACGTTTGATTAGCCGTTTTCTGTTCTCTTAACAGCCTATCTTGTCTAGCATTTCTAAACTGCTTTACACCCCTATAACTCACTACTTCTTACTCATTCTGTTTAAAACTGTATTAACTACACTAGACATATGTGGAGCAGCGAAATAGAACGCTAATATCAACATAACAGGGTCATGCATTTCATTAGTGAAATTATCAATAGACGTAACAGATAACATCCAATTCTTATGAAACTCTACATCATCAATCCAAGGAGCTATCATACTCCCTAAGAATCCCATAACGTGTCCAAACACCCAACAACCAGCTATCATTAACGCTATAAATCTCCTAGTGAGATTTTGACCTTGTGTAGCTTCCATCCAGCTAACTAATAACGTTCTAGCTTCTGTTCTAGCTTTAGCTGCATCTTCAGCTTTTTCTTCATCAGAGTAGTATAGTTTATCCAATCCATTAGCAACAGTGTCGACAGTTTTATTAACTGTCTCACTACTATCAAATAATCTACTAATGAACCCTAACACACCAACCCTTTAACGTAAAGAAAGAGGAACATAAACATTCCTCTAAAGAAACGTCATAGTATAACTGACTTGGATAACGTTTCTTCTAATACATAACAATTACTAATTAATATATGAAGAATACATAAATAATTCAAATCTTTTTATTACGTTTTCTTTTAACGTATTGATTAATAATAACATTTAGCACATAGCGAACGTAGTGTAGCACTGTAAGTGCGAGGTTTGACTTTAGTCAGACTGAGCAAAGGCAAGTGCCTTGATGCCCCTAATCCCAAAAAGCTATAATTTTTGTAGAAATTTTAGAGGGGCTATGCACAACATGCAAGCAAAAGACTAATCCCCCCTGTGGGGTGGTCTTGAAGCTTGTATAATTCAATCTTTTTAATAGATTGCCCTGAGATTACATGTGTAATCGAGAGGGGCTAGACACATCATTCCTTACATGAATGTTGGTCAGTAACTACTACTCATATATAAAATATAGGCTAAAGCCAACATTGTATATATTCGTTGTAAATGTGTAACCTATGTATATTTATTTAATTAATAATAGTTGTTTTGTGTTTGGGTGTGTGTTAGTCAAAGACTATACCTTATACATATAAAGCTAATTAAATTAATTTATATTTATTTTAAAAAAGTGTTTGACTTTGTTGTAGGTCTCATGAGAGGATAGCTACATCGAGTCAGGGGACACAATCAACTGGTTAGATTAAAGGTACTGGTAAGTGCTCCAGTAAATAAGTATCGAGCGAAAGCGTTAGCAGATATAAGCCTTTAATAGCGACTATAGCGAACTAACAAATTAACAGTTGACAATGTGAAAAACCTTTTGATAAGATGTTTAGCAAGTTAGGAAGACGGTTTACAGCAGGCCATTAGGGGTTTAACCTATAAAAGCTGTACGGTGCAAATATACGTTGCTGCTCTTTAACAATATGGAATTGCTGGCCTCATTTAATGGGATTACCAGCGAGTGTGACAAGGATATAAAAACGTGAATTGTCGCACTATAAAGAACAGCGCCTAAGCAGGGCGCGAGTAATACTGCTCCAATTAAAGCATATTAATATTAGTGTGTTTTAATTGATTAACTAACATTTAGACAGGTGAAAAAATGTTAAACATAAATGAACTAAATTCAATCAAAGCGCAATTGGTAGCTAAATTGGAGTTATTGAAAAGCAAGACAGAACTTCCAGTTTTAATTTTCGGGGATGATGTAGCTTGTTGGGAAACTTATCGTGGTTCAATGGGCAATGACTACACTTTTGTAAAGTGGAAAGAATTTTGTGCTGCTGATGTGGAGTATCACAATCATTGGTTGGAATTTGTGAAAGATAGCGGATGGCTATCACTATCAAAATCCAGAGCGTATACAGTGAAGGATGGGCTTGACCAAGTGGAAAGTCTTCTGAAAATTAATGAAGCGCTAACTTGTTAAAAAGGTGGAAAAATGACTAATCAAGCTAAAAAATTATTTGTAAGACTTTGGAAAGCCGAACACAAAGCGACCACTTTATCTCACAAGTTAAACTCTGATCTTGACGTTGCATATAGGCTAGATAAACCCACGGCCAGAATTGCTGGTAAGCTTGAGACACAACAAAACAAAGCAAGCGATTTAGTAAATCAAATATGCGAGAATATCGAGATCGGATTGTTCCCACATAATGCTGTAGAATTATGCGAGGATCAATTGGGCGATCTGGTTGGTTATGTTTGCGATTGCTATGCAGATCTTTGCTTAAATTATCAATAACATTTAAACAGGTGGGCAAATTAATGCGATTACATGAACAAGTAAAACAATTAAAAGCGGAAAAAGAGTTACTACTAACAGGTCTAGGTGAGCTTCAAAGATACATTTATAGTAGTAAATTCCATCAGGATACTACCGTTCAAATTAGTGATATTGATTTGCGTATTCAAGATATTAAATGTGATTTATTCAAATTAGAAGTTGAGGAGACAATGTAATGAACACTAAACTATTCTTTCAAATTATTAGCAGTTGTATGGTAGTTAGTCCTAAGAAGGATGTTCGATACTACTTGAACGGTATCCATATTAAACAGGATGACAATGGCCTACTGATTGAATCAACTGACGGGCATAGACTCGTGCGCTATCAATACACTTATAAGTTGCAAGGTATGGATGAGTTCGATGTGATACTGGATATCAATTACATTAAGCCGATGTTAGATAAAATGAAAGTTATGAACTATCACAAAACGGTTTGCGCAGATGTAGTTGTTACAAATGTTGATGATGGATTTATTAATTTTAATTTTGATACTGTGAAAATTGTAGATGGCAGGTATCCTGATTGTGATAGGGTGATATGGAAACATGACAAATATTCTAAGCCTATCACTGAGTATGGTATTAATCTAGATTACTTGGCAGATATTGCCAAGATACAAAAGCCATTTAAGGCGGGCAAGTTTAACGGTTGCAAGTTAGAATTTAAAAGCGAAGGGGATAGTGTAAAATTCACTTATCCCACTAATGAGGACGGGCTAGAAATGTTAGGACTTATCATGCCATGTAGATTGTAGTTAATAAGCTATAGTCTATACAGACATCATTGTGTAGACTATG